CATTGATACCACTACTGATCTACGCTTCTTAGGTAAAAATTACGCAGGCTATGGCGAAGTACAGAACGAAAATTTCTTACACCTTTTAGAGAATTTTGCCAATACTTCTGCTCCACCAAGAGCTGTGTTAGGTCAAGTTTGGTACGACAGTGCAAATAAAAAGATTAAATTTTATGATGGATCTAGATTTAGAACATCTGGCGGATCTGAAGTTAGTGCAACGGCTCCCTCTGGGCTTGTTGCAGGAGATTTTTGGCTAGACACTACCACTGAACAACTGTATGTATCTAATGGTACATCCTTTGTGTTAGTAGGACCTCAAATAGCAGAAGATCCCGGTGCTACTGCTGTAGAAGTTGTGGTAGTAAAAGACGTTAGTAATGTAAATCACACAATTATTAAATTTACTGTTAGCAGCGATACGCAATATATAATGAGTAAGACTGCATTTACATTAAACCCTTCAGTAAATCCTATTACTGGTTTTAGTGAAATCAAGAAAGGTCTTACTTTAATTAATACTCCGTCAACAGGAGTAACCACAGATGATCATATTCATTGGGGTACAGCATCTAATGCAGCTAAACTAGGTGGATTTGCTGCCAGCGAATATCTTAGAAATACCAATGCACTATTTCCAAATGGTGCAAAATTTTATGACGTTGGCTACACCTTAGGTGACACTGATGATTTAAAAGTATTTGTCGAATCCGGCGATAGTCCAATAATTTCTAATCAATTAGGATCTTCTGGGTCTCAAACAATTACGATGAGAATTGTTACATCCGGCGGCGATAGAGACTATGTGTTTGGTGCAGATGCTATCTATCCAGCAGCAAACAATGCAAGAAATCTAGGTGCTACATCTGCAAGATGGGCCACAGTATTTGCCACTACATTTAATGGAGCATTAACTGGTAATGTAACCGGCAATGTTACAGGAAATGTAACTGGAAATGTCACTGGTGCAGTCAACGGATCGTTAACTGGTAATATAATTTCGTCCACAGGAGTCACTGTATTGAATTCTGGCTCCGGCCCAGGCACAGCGGTATATGTGGGATCAGTCAACGGAACTGCCAGTAACGCTTTGCAATTAAACAGTAAAATTCAAGACGCTGCTGCCGTTGCTGATACTATTGCTCTGCGAGATGCTAGCGGTAATCTAGTGGCCAATCAATTCACTGGAACGGCTACCCAGGCAAACACATTGTTGTGGAGCGGATCGTATAGAACAGCAGCTAGTACTTCGACAGCTAACACCGTTGTGATTAGAGATGCAAGTTCTAACATTTACTGTAATGTTTTAAATGGAACTGCTACCTCAGCACAGTATGCTGACCTTGCAGAAAAATATCTAGCAGATCAAGAATACGATACCGGAACGGTAGTAGTTGTAGGCGGAGAAAAAGAAGTCACTGCCAGCACCTGGGGTAAACGTGCCATTGGAGTAGTCAGTGCTAATCCTGCATTTATGATGAATCGAGATCTAGAAGGCGGCACTTACATTGCCCTTAAAGGCCGAGTTCCAGTAAAAATAATAGGATCAGTTAAAAAGGGAGACAATCTAATAGCAGCTAATGACGGTTGTGCTTCTGTAGCAGTTCACCATTCTAGTGAAGCGTTTGCAGTTGCATTAGAATCTAATAGCGATACAAGTGTAAAACTTGTTGAAGCTGTAATATTGTAAGGATTTAAAATGGCTGCAGGTACAGGATTAATAATTGAAGCAGTAGACTATAATTCAATAAGAACAAAAATTATTAGTATTATGGGAACAGGAGCCGGCCAATCAGGCTACGGCCAAACACTGCTGAGTTCACCTGTAGCCCTTGGCAATACAGTGACAAAAGCACAATGGGACAATTTGAGATTTGATATATTCAATGCTAGGCTTCATCAAGATGGATTATCGCCAACAATTGTTACTGCCACTTCAGGTCAACCTGTGCGATACGGTGCAGGACATCCCAACAATCAATACAACACTCAAGCAGACACCGCAATTGCAAATAAATTTAACATAGGCACAGGCCAATTTGTTATTGAGTCAGCTACGTCAGCTACTCGAACTACAGCATGGAATTCCAGTCTTACAGCAACAGTAACAGTAACATTCGGCACCGCTGATCAAGCTCGTTATTTCTTTAACAGCGGCAGCAAAATAAGATGCTCAAGTTCTAGAATAGGCGGCTCAGCAAGTCCACAGAATTCTTCGTGGTCAAACGTATTAGATTCTGCCGGTACAGTAGCATTTGGTGGAAATACCGCAGGATTAAATTTTTATAATTTAACAAATAGCTATCAAACATTTTTTAACTTGACCTCTAGTGCTCCGTATTCAGCAAATCAATATAGAATTGAAGTAGTATCAAATATAGCCGATAATACAATAGGTGGTGCTACTACTTTAACTTTTAGAGTTACATATTCTGATACATATACATACACTGGCACCGGTAGTCCAAGTATTCCGGATAATGTTGACGGCACTTTAACTCTCACAGTAGATGAACTAAGAGCATCTGGTACATTACAACCGTTAGGCACCGGCCCATTTGTTATAACAAGCCCTACTAGCTACTCCATATCTGGCATATCTGGCTCTTAACTCCCGTATAAATAGTCTTATGAAAAGGATTAAGGACTACCATGGCGGTTAATGACATTATTACAATTGCAGACTATAGTACATTAAGGTCTTCTGCAATTTCGATCATCGGTAACGGCTCTGCTACTTTTGGTTACGGCCAATCAATACAAAGTGTTGAAAAAATAGCACACGAAAAAATTAGTCAGACTGATTGGGATTTACTTCGATACGACATCGTTAATGCTCGAACACATCAAGATGGAGTAGCGCCAACAATTACCGATATTAACGAAGGTCAGATTCTTTCTTTTACCAATAATGCACAGTACAGCGGCCTTGCCTCAACTGCGGTATCAAATAGATTCAACATAGGCTCGGGTAGATTTTTAACAGAAAGTGCAGTGAGTTCTACTAGATCTACATCATGGAATACTTTAGTGGTGTGTGAAGTCACAGCAACTTTTGCTAATGCCGATCTATGCCGTTGGTTTTTCAACAGTGGCGGTCAGATTAGAATTCAATCTTCACGAACTGGCGGAACTAGTAATGCTCAAAATAATGATTGGTCTAGTTTAACTACTGCCGCTGGGATGCAGGCATTTGGCAGTCAAACTCCATCTGCCGGATTTAGTCCAATGAATGGTCAAAATTTTTATAGATTAACTAATTCTTATCAAAATTTCTATTCCTTGTCTTCATCTGCACCGTATTCTGCAAACAGTTATAATTTAGATGCCAAGTGCGATGTTGCAAATAATTCTAGTGGAACAGCTACTACTGTGTTTATTCGAGTTAGATTTGTTGACAATTATACTGATCCAGGGCCGGATGGTCCACCTTTCACCGGTGATGATGTTGACGGGACACTAACAGTCACCGTTACTGAAAAAAGAGCCACAGGACCTTTAGTTCCATCCGGAACTTTTACCATCACTAGACCTACATATTCAATTACTGCAATCGGCGGAACATAATTTTTCATCAATAACAGCAGCATATAAATAATATGCTACTATAACTGAGGATGATTATGGACGACCGTTTACAAACCGCATTGGATTTTTCAAAGTACCGTCAAACACTTGCAATACAAAGAAAGCTTCTAAAAGAAAAATTACAAACTAAATTAACATATGGTACCGCCGGCGGTATTTTTCATATTGACAGATCTTTAATTTCTTTTGTACAATTATGTATTGACCTGGGAAGAGTTTCTAATATACCGTTAATTGACAGCAATGAAAATCCTGTTCTGATTGACGATCTAGTTCAATTTCGAGATGAAATTTTTGATAGATATTTCTCGGCTAGTTTTCAATATATGAGCGAATATGATGCTATTAAAAAAAGCAGAACGGTTGAAAAATTAGTAGATTTATGAAAAGAGGAATATTAATATTTGCTCATAATAGCAGAGATATTGATTATGCTTTAATGTCTTTAGTATCTGCAAAGTTTGCAAAAGCAAATTTACAAGTTCCGGTGTCTTTAGTAGTTGATAAGTTCACTGTGGAATGGATGCAGACATCCAATATCTATGACCTTTCTAAAGAAATTTTTGATAAAATTATAGAAATTGAAAAACCCGTTACTCAAAATATTCGTGTACTCAACGATGGATATACTTCAAAAACAGTTCCTTTTGTAAATTCAAATAGGGCTTCAGTTTGGGATCTTACCCCATATGACAGAACGTTATTAATAGACAGTGATTTTTTAATAATGTCTGATAGACTTAACGAGTATTGGAACATTGATTCAGGTGTAATGTTATCTCCGTCTATGAAAGATGTTAGAGGAGATAGAAAAGGTATTTTAGATTCTTGGGTATCTGAAACTGGAATTCCCTTATACTGGGCTACCACAGTGATGTTTACTAAAAACAATGAATCTAAAATATTTTTTGATCTAGTAGATGTTATTAGAACAAACTATAATTATTTTGCAGATTTATTTAGATTTAATCCTAAACAATACAGAAATGACATTTCTTTTAGCATAGCAAAGCATATGCTAAATGGTTTTGAAAATAGAGGAGAAGATCTTCCTCCAATATTAACATTACTAGATAAGGATCTAATTCATTCTATTGCTGAGAATCAACTACGGGTTTATCTAAATGACAGTGCAAGTGAAGATCATGTAGTTATTGCATCGATCAAAGATTTAGATGTTCATGTAATGAATAAACAAAGCATAATCAGAAATGCAAAAGAATTCTTGGAGATACTATGACTTTTGGATACCTCATTGTAATTTCTAAAAACGATTCAGTTAACTATTTGAAATTGGCCTATGCCCTAGCACTAAGCATTAAAAATACTCAACAAGAAGGATTTGATAACGTAGCATTAGTAACTGATAATATCGAAGACGTTAAAAAACTAAAAAGTTCTTGGGTATTTAATGAAATTATTGAATGGAATCAAGAAACTTTTTGGGATGGTCGAAGTTGGATGGATAAGTTAAGCCCCTGGGATAATACCATATGCCTAGATGCAGACATGTTGTTTTTTAGAGACTACAGTCATTGGGCTGAATACTTTATTGATAACTCTGAATTATATATTCCCAATAAGTCATATACCTATCGCGGAGAGATTGTAAAAGATTTGTATTATAGAAAAACATTTGAACTTAATGATCTCCCTAATCTGTATTCATTTTATACTTTCTTTAAAAAAGATTCTGAAATAGCAGAAGAGTTTTTTTCCCTAGGTCGATACATTTTAAAAAATCCTAACGAATTTAAAAATCTATTTCTAGAAAAGTATATTCCAAAAGTTGTAGGCACAGACGAAGCATTTTCTCTAGCTGCAAAAATTTTAGACATTCAAGATGATATAAGCTATGATTTAGAATTTCCTAAAGTAGTACACTTAAAACCAATGATACAAAATTGGCCTTGGCCTGCTGATAAAGTTTCTGATCATGTCGGATTTTATTTTGATCTGCAAGGTAAATTAAAAATTGGAAATTATCAGCAACAAGATATTGTTCATTATAACGAAAAAAATTATGTAACCGACGAAATCATCAGCATTTTAGAGGAAATACTATGGAAGAAATAATTGATTTTGACAGTTGGTTACAGCAATATACTGCGCCACAGGTAGAATACTGGGCAATTTTTGAACCTACTACCGGTGAAGTTACTGGAATTTATCCTGATATTGCTGCCAGTGACAAACAATATAAAATAAAAATTGATAGAGATCTAGCAGAAGATATACATAATGGAATAGTTCAATTGAATTCTTGTTTTGTAGACATGGATTCTGAAACAGTTGAAATTGTCACTAGGCACAGTCTTGTTAAGATTGACGATGTATTGCATAGAGTAATTGATAAAAAATATGTGCCCGATCAAAAAAATGATATTATTATTCAATATAATGAATTAGAAAATAAAATAATTGTTGTTTTACACAATTCGATTAAAACTAGAAAGATTCAATGGGACGGAAGTACTGAAATGCAGTTTTTTATCACGGCTTACAATGATCCACATAATCTTTACCAAACAATAGTTTTTCAATTAAAAGATTTAGAACAAGGTTCTAAAGAATTTATCTATACTGCTCCCCACAAAAGATTTAGTATTTTTACAAGAAGAATATTAAAAAATTATGTTTTTGAAAAAATATGAAAACCGTAGAACTAGACATTGTATTTTTAAGCTATGATGAACCTAATGCAGATCTGCATTATGCAGACTTATGCAATAAAGTTCCTTGGGCCAAAAGAGTACACGGCATAAAAGGCAGTGATGCTGCTCACAAGGCCGCAGCAGAACTAAGCGAAACCGAATGGGTAATTACAGTTGATGCCGATAATATAGTAGATGTTAATTTTTTTAACTTAGACATTAAAGAAGATCCTAAAATTGAAGTATGTAGTTGGACTGCAAAAAATCGTATCAACGGATTGTTGTATGGTAATGGCGGCCTAAAAATGTGGAAAAAAGATTTCATTTTAAATATGAAAAGTCACGAAGCTAGTGATAGTGATAGAGCGCAAGTAGATTTTTGTTGGGAATCAGGATATCACCAATTTAAAGATTGCTACAGTGAAACAGTTATCACAGGTAGTCCATTCCAAGCATGGAGAGCAGGATTCCGCGAAGGTGTTAAAATGACACTGCATGACGGAGTTCGAGTGCCTCCTCAAGAAATTAAAGAACGAGTGTGGTGGCATAATTTACATAGACTGCGTATGTGGTCAACTGTGGGCATGCACGAAGAAAACGGTGCATATGCAATTCTTGGCGCACGTATGGGAACATGGATGACCAACTGCACAAACTGGAATTATGTTGATGTGAGAGATTTTGAAATCTTAAAAAATATTTACGAACAAAATGTTAATCATGAATCAATAGAAGATGACATAAAAGACTTAGGAATAAAAATTAAATATTCTTTAGGGTTTGATTATCCATACTTTGATACACAACACAGTAAGTATATGTTTGACATGTATACCGAATCTTTCCGGTTGTTCAACACATATCATAGGTAATATAGTGTTTGAGATATTTTTTATCAGTTATCAAGAACCTAATGCAGACGAAAATTGGACAAAATTAAAATCTAGGTTTCCTATAGCTCAAAGAATTCATGGAGTTAAAGGAATTCACCAAGCCCATATAGCAGCAGCAAAGCAGTCACTAACAAAAATGTTTTATGTTGTTGACGGAGACTCAGTGATTGCAGATGATTTTAATTTTAACTATGAAGTAAACAAATTAGAAAAAGAACATGTGCATGTATGGCACAGCCAAAATCCTGTTAATGGATTAGTCTACGGATACGGTGGTGTAAAACTATTACCTAAGTTAGAAACAATTAATATGGATGTTACCTGTCCCGACATGACCACTAGTATATCTAAACATTTTAAAGAAATGCCAACGATATCTAATTTCACTGCATTTAACACTGACCCGTTTAATACTTGGAAGTCTGCATTTCGAGAATGTGTTAAATTGTCTAGTAGAATAATCGATAGACAACAAGATTATGAAACTTCTGAAAGATTAAAAATATGGTGTTCTGAGGGGAATGACAAACCATTTGGCAAATTTGCAATATCGGGAGCGTTAGCTGGTAGAAAATTTGGTTTAGCTAATCGAAATATTTTAAAAGAACTTAAAAAAATCAACGATTTTGAATGGTTAAAGGAACAATATGAGCAACGAGCAAAAGATATTTGTTCTTAACGATAAAAGAGATAAAATAAATTTAATTAGTCCTAGCTTCTGTACGGCTAAATGGTTACAAACTACCTTATACCTACAGAACGGATATAATCACAGTTGCCATCATCCTAGTCCCCATAAAATTCCTATTGAAGAAGTAAAAAATAATCCAGCAGCATTACACAACAGCCAACATAAGAAAAAACAAAGAGAAATGATGTTGGCAGGCGAACGTCCTGCTGAATGTGATTATTGTTGGAAGATTGAAGATTTAGATAAAAAATACTTTTCGGATAGACATTATAAGTCAGCTGATTATTGGGCCTGGGACAGAATCGATGAAATTGCAACCAGTGATCCTACAACCAACATTTTTCCTAGTTATTTAGAAGTTAGCTTTTCTAATGCTTGTAATCTTAAATGCAGCTATTGCAGTCCGGAGATTAGTAGCAAATGGTTGGAAGAAATTAATCAATACGGACCTTATCCTATCGCCGAAAGTAATAATGATGTTAGTCAGTATAAGAGTATTGGTAGATATCCGTATGCACACAATGCCGACAATCCCTATGTTGATGCATTTTGGAAATGGTTTCCCGAAGCATTACCTCATTTGCGAGTATTTCGAATTACTGGCGGCGAACCGTTGATGAGTAAAGATACATGGAAGGTACTAGAATATATTAGAAATAATCCACAGCCTAATTTGGAAATTGCAATAAACACAAACTTGTCAGTTGAAAATAAACTTATTGATCGATTTATTTCTGAAGTTAATTTAATAAAGCCTTTAGTTAAAAAGATAGACATATATACCAGCCTCGAAAGCATTGAACATCGTGCAGAATATTCTAGATACGGATTAGATTACGCTCGTTGGTCGCATAACATTCGACGTTGTTTATCTGAAACACAATCAACAGTAGCAATAATGACTACTATTAACATATTAAGCATATCTAGTTTTACAGAGTTTATTAATATGGTTATGCAGCTACGAAAAGATTACAATCCTAGTTGCGAATTTAATAGAGTGCCAATTAGCATAAACTACCTCCGCTGGCCAGCGCATCTTAGTTCTACATTAATGCCTTTGGAAATGAGGCAAAAATATGCTAAAGAAATTTTAGAAATTTCAAAAAGTTGGCTAAAATATAACAGTACAGAAAAATTTGCTAGACTTTATTTAGAAGAATGGGATCAAATAAAAAGATTTTGTGATTATTTTATTACAGCATCTAGCGATTTAGAAAAAAGAAAAGATTTTGTTAAATTTATTAACGAATATGATCGTAGGAGATCTACAAATTTCTTAACTACCTTTCCTGAATACGCAGAATTTTTAAAAGAATGGAATGCCTAAGAAATCATACGAAACATTAGTTGATTATCGTAAGCGAGTAATTGACATCAAAAGCGAAAGTTTTTGTGCAGCCAAATGGTTAAATGCCACAATATGGTTAGGCAGTGGTTCAACAACCAGTTGTCATCATCCACCTGCACACAATATTCCTTTAGAAGAATTGAAAGATAATCATACTGCAATTCATAATACCAAGCATAAAAAACTTATGCGAAAAATGATGATCGAAGGCGACAAGCCAGCGGAGTGTGAGTATTGTTGGAAAATTGAAGATATTGGTAAGGATAATATTTCAGATAGGATATTTAAGACTGTTATCTATAAAGACCAAGAGATAGAATCAATATATAACAACCCATGGGATCACAATACAGAACTTAAAACTCTTGAAATTAGTTTTGACAGAGTATGCAATTTAGCATGTTCATACTGTAATGCAAGTTTTAGTACCACGTGGGCTAAAGATATAAAGAAAGTTGGAGCATATCAAAATTTAGTCAGCGATGGTGCAGCAGCCTTCCAACAGGATGGGTCGTGGGTAGAACCTTACAGTAACGATGCCGATAATCCGTACATACAGGCATTTTGGAAATGGTGGGATGCTGGACTTAGTCAAAGTCTAGATGAATTAAGAATCACTGGCGGCGAACCCCTAATGAGCGGACATACTTGGAAATTGATAGATTGGTTCAATAATCAAAACAGTAAAATGCGTTTTGCTATTAATAGCAATCTTATTGCCAAAGATGATATTATAGATAAACTTATAGAAAAAACAAAAAACATCAATCAATTTCATCTATATACAAGTTGCGAAGCAGTTGGCGATCATGCAGAATATATTCGAGATGGATTAGATTATAAAGTATGGAAGAAAAATGTTATCAGAGTTTTAGAGGAAGGAAACTATCAAGGAGTTCATGTCATGATGACAATCAACAGTCTTTGTCTTTTCAGTATCACTGACTTTTTTGATGAAATGTTAGAACTAAAAAAACAATATAATAACAATCCTACCATTAGTGTTAACCTATTGAGATTTCCTAGTTTTCAAAGCCCGCTTGCATTACCTGACCATATAAAAGATCATTGCAGAATTAATTTAGAACAGTGGTATAATCGACACAAGGATACTCAATTATTACACGAATTTGAAAAAGCCAGTATTGCTCGATTGATAGATTACCTTATAGTAGTTGATGCTCCGCACCGAAGAACTAGTAACAAGATTACGCTATGGAGAGATTTTAAAAGTTTTTATCAACAATATGATCAACGACGTAAAAAAACTATACAAGTTTTTCCTCAGATATTGTTAGATTGGTTAGATAAAATTCCCGAAACTAAATTAGATAAGATACAGAGTCTAGTTAATGGTAATAGTACCAAACAGTACGACAATGATCAAGAATTAAAAAAATTGGCCGAAAGCGAAGGCTGGATACTAAATCCTGACAATAAAAATATCAATACTCCACTGGCTAAATATTAACCATAATAACACATATTTCTAATAGACTATAATGTCAAATAAATTTCAAAAATTACATATAACTCTTGATAATATTTGTGAGCTAAATCATTTTGTCTATACTCATTCTACAAAAGAAAAAATGCTAGGAAGAGAGTATTCAACAGTGTATTTGCATTCTGCAGAACCAGGTGCTATAAACGATCTTTGGCAATATCACATAAACAAATATGGCTACCGAGGTAACAATTGGTCTTTTAATAAAGATGCCATTGCTTTTTTTGGATGTAGTGTTACGTTTGGAATCGGAGTAGAAAAAGACATAGCAACTGTGGTACAGGAGAATATAAAAACAGAATGTTATAATATTGGGCAGCCCGGCGCATCAGCTATAAACATACTCAAGACGTTTAGTAATTTTATTCAATATTGTCCTGTAAAAACAGCAATTATAACTCTTCCTACAGCCGACAGGATTCATCGTCCAGAATTTAATAATTCTTTTTCAGCATGGGCTTATTTGAATTTAATTCCTAATTGGATAAATCCAAATAACAAAGAATTACACCACCACGCCTATAGCTTTTTTAGTACTGATACTTGTTTAGCATACCTATATGATTACATAAGAATGGCTGAATTAACAGCTAAAGTATTCGATGTTGAAATAATATGGTCTTCGTGGGATAAAGAAACTTTAGATTTTTTAAGGTCAATTGTTCATAATCAAAAAACTATACCGATAGGAAATTTTAGTGTTGATTGTGGTAGAGACAATCTACATCCAGGACCTATTTTTGTAAAAAATTGGTCGGATATAATTATTAATAATTTACCCCAATAAACTGTTTAAAACAACTTTTTAGTTTTATCAGTTATGTCTTGTTTTAGACGCTGAATGTCAATAGAAAAATCTACTTTAGTAATATCTTCTCTATATTCTTGAAATGTGTCTAACAGTTTTTCAGCAACAATGTCGTTAGTTGCATTATCCAGCTGCTCTTGAATATCGATTTCCCATATTCTACCATTGTTAAATTCTAACCGGACGCTTTTTAAATATGCTACTGGCATAGTATTCATATACATATCTTCAAAAACTTCCGGCCATTCCTTGATCAAATGAATGGGCGGCCTAAATAAATGTTTAGGCACTTTCGGCTTCTTTGGCCTTTGCCGCTTTCTTTGCTGGAGGATCTAAATCGTCTGCTTGCTTTCGTAGTCTTGCTGCTTCTTTGTACATAGCATCTGCCTGACTTCTAAAATTGCGAGCTATATCACGATCAGTAAGCACTTCATTGGTTGAGGCAGCTGCGCTAACAGTTTCTTGAACTGATGTTGCAGTTTCTTTCTTAGCAGGAGCACCTTTGGTAAACGTATACAAATCATCTATTGCACAATTTTTTTGTTCTGCAATAAATGAATTTAGCTCATGCAGTGAAATTTCTGAATTTGGAGTAGGTGTCATGATAATAGTATCAGTGGCTACTTTTATCAAACGATTATCTGCCTGTAATGCCTGTAACATAGGGCGTCCGTCAGGGAATGGTCGAGTGAAAAGGATTTCTCCAAATTCCCATGCATCCTGTGCAACATCTTGGTCCACAAGATCAATAATTGCATTATGATATTGGTCTGGCAACGGAGATGTTTGCACAACCAATGCCATATTTGACTCACCAGGTAACGTTCTAAAAACTACAAGAACTTTTGATCCTGTGTTTTTTATCTTACCTACGTGTTTAAGATTTTTCATATTATTCCTTTTTAGCTGCAACAGATTCTAGAAAAGTATTTAACTTATTAAAAGTCTTACCAACAGCTTCTAGCTCTGCTGCTTTGAATGCACCCCTACTAGATGCAACTTCCAAAATACTTCTAAGAGATGCAAGATCGCTTAGATTAAGATCTGGTGCTGCTGGTGCTGCTTGTGGCTCTGTAGCTGGCGCCGTTTGCGCTTGTGTAGTTTCTTGGTCCATTAGTTTCTCCTTAGATATGGGCATGCTAACATAAAATATGTCAGTTCTTTATGATCTTCAAATCCCGCAAATATTGCGGATTTCAATTTGCTATCGTTTTCTATACTTGAAAGTTTCACGACAGCATATCTACCTTTTAATTTGATTCGAATCCAGTTTTCAACTTCACCTGTAAAAAAATCTATTTCTTCGAGTTTAATTTTTCCAAAATGTGGAGGCATCACTCGAAGTGATCTTTTCTTTAAAATGTCTAAAGGATTATATTCGATCATTGTAAAAATATTTATAGATAACAAATAATTTGATCAGGATTCTTGGCTAAGCCTTTGATGCATTGCTTTGGCATAACCCATTTTTCTTACATCTCCTGAAAACAAATACAGTTCAAAGGCAGATTTTTCTCTTAAAACAACAATATGTTTTTTAGTTAAATGGTATGGGGACTCGATAAATTGATCTAACCAAACTAGTATTTGTGGAGTTATACTAATTTCTTTTAATATTTCAACTTTATATGTTTTGATTTGAGAATAAGTTTCTACAAATTCTAACCCTTGATCTGTAAGTCTTAAGCCGCCGCAGTCTTTACCTCTGACATTTTGCCACCAGGTACTACGAAATTTTTTTATGATATTCTCGTCAAAGGGTTGACCAGCGGCTTTGAGGAATACCGAAGTATAGGTATCCTTTAAATCCATTTAGTCTACTCGTTCTCCGGCATTTAATTTAAACACTGCAAAGTCTGTGGTCTTAAACAACTTGTTCAGTTTCTTGGCTAAATTTCTTGCGTGTCCGGGATTACTAAAACTAACCTTTTTGTACTTTGGGCCAGGATAACTGGATACCATACTACCACTTTTCAAATTAAAAGGCTGATCTTTGTAAAACACAGCCCAAATGGCATCACTGTTGAGAATTTGCTCAACTTTGTAGGTTTCCTTGTCAGTGTATTCAAGAATAACTTTGGGTTTAGGTCGACTCATATCTATACGTGTTATTATAAAGCACGTATATATTTATGTCTAATTAAAGTTGCCACCATCAAATTTAACATTGATGTTGGTAGTAGATTCACGTATTTCCGCCAGCATTGTGTGTATTTCTAGAACGGTTTTTCCTAATCTAGAAGTCATCACAGCTAATTCTTGAGTAAGCTCTCTTGCTTCTTGAATTGTTATTCTTATATCTTTTTGCTGACCACGCTCTGCAACTGCTATGCGTTGAATAAGTTTTTCAACACCTGGTAACGTATTTGGAATATTATTTTGAGACATTAGCCAACACCTGTTTCATCTCAATTTCGGATTGAAACGGCCCTTGATACTCGTATCTTTGTAATGTTATCAATTTAGGACAAAAACTTTTTACCCATCCTTTATCGAACCTTATCACATAAAAGCCTGCACAGTATAAACTCTTGCTATCGCCGCTCTTTGTAAACAACGGTAACTTTCTTTTTATATCATACATTGCATTATGCGGCTCGGCACTTGTGGCGTAACCGTGAACTTCGTTAGGTAATGCATCGTTGGCTTCTTTAATAATTTTAGCCACAAAGAAATTTTTACCAAATTGTCTAGTAAGACTTTCTTTTGTATCATAGATTTGAACCCCTAATTCGTTACTCATAACAAATCTATTATCCTCATTCTTTCTTAGAGTGGCAAATTTTTCACCGTCTCGTTCAACAATCCAGAATTTGTTTTCTATAATTGGTTTAGCGTGTAAGTCTGTCATAGTGTTCTCCCAACAGTTATTAGTTTTTGATTCACAAGTATCTTCATACGGACAAAGTTTTAATTTCATTCGAATACCTTGCATTCAGTGGCTCGGCATAGGCCTGTGCTTGATCGGCAATCTTTTTAAGATCATATAGATTGCAAAATTTCATTAATCTAATACCAACTTGACTAATATTCTTATTTGCACTTGTTGCTGTAGCAATAGTTTCTGTAATGATGTTTTTAATTTCTTCGGGCTGTGCAGAAAGATCAATTAAAATACGATTACGTTCGTAATCATCTAGCACACGATGTTCTTTACCTTCGTGGTCGGACCAGCGCTGAAGCATGAGATTGTTCCACGCATAGCCTTTTAAATCTCTGTCACCGTAAGCCTCACGGAGACCAACCTTATTTTTTGTGCCTTTTTCCCGTACTCCCGGATATGCAGAGAATACATTGTCTGAGGTATCGCCTCGCATACACTTCTCAAAGAGTAACCACTGGGGGTCCGGAATGGCTTTTGGTTCTTGAGTCTTTTTATCAATAACTCTCTTACCTTTTGCATCAAAAATACCTTCATGTGTAATAGTAGTTTCCATAACGCCGTTAAATTGGCGTACATTAGGTGCAATCAATTGTACAAAGTCTGTATCGGTTGAAATGATAACATGGTCATCGTTTGGATGTGTCTGTATCCATCCAGCAATTAAATCATCTGCTTCTAGGCGTGAATGTTGTAGTACTGTGCAGTTTGTCTTTTCTGTTACAAACTCTTTGAATGTATCAAATGCTTCCCAAAACACTTTCTCTTCTTCTGCTTCACGTTCTGTATGTGCGGCACGACTAGCGGCTCTTTGTGCCTTGTAAGGCTTATAATGATCTTTACGCCAGCTACGTCCCTCGAGGCAGAACACCACATGACTTCCACCAAAGTCTTGCCACGCTTTTTTAATACTGTTTAAAGTAATATGAAAGGCCATACCTAGTTTGATATCAGCGTCACCGTTGATAACGTGCCTAGCACGAAAGAAAGTGTTTGCAGTATCAACTAAAATATATGTCATAGATTCTTTTTTCTAATTTGATTAATGTCAACAACGCCAGTGTTTACAGCGCCACCAAAATCACCGTCAACTACCACATTAGCACATAGTTCACGGAACCAACGATCTACAATTTCTTCGTCTTTGTCTCCGTCAAAACCATATCCCTCTTGCTTTAATTTTAACACAAAATGCTCGTTCCAGTCAAGCTCAAAAAAGCCATTACGTATGTTATCTTTATTAATATGTGTATTGAGAACACCTACCCAGGGTTCTTTTAATTTGGTTGCACGATCTTTTGGTGCTAATTTTATTAATGCTTCTTGTTCTAGAGCAACGGTTGTCTTTTGTTCTACGATTGCAATCTCATCAGTTTTTTGATCAGCTAGTTTTGTAGCTTCTTCAATGGCTGTTTTAGTATCGATAAGTTGTTGCTCTAATTTATCGATACCCATTATTTTTTTAAAGAATTTTGTTAGCATCATGTACCCCACTCATTTTTAAATAGTGGCACTTGTAGTCTATCGCTATAACGCCAGCCACGTTTCATAGCTGCCAATGCTACATTCTTTGCGTTAAGTGTATAAACACTTTCTACACCACCTACTGGCATTAGATATATATGACCGGTAAACCCAGCATGTCGAAATGCACCTGCCGCACACTCTGCATCTTTAATATCTTCTTCCGTTGCCACTACAAATTTCAAATATGCTGTACCAACTTGTTCGTACTCGCATACAATCTCTGGACAGATAGCTTCTTCCCACTTCTCACCACTTGCTGGCAGTTTAGCACTTACACTAAATGTAACTTCTCTGCCTACTACGCTATTCCATTTAGCCAAGTATGCTTTAAATTCTGGTGTAAGCTTCTGAGTACCGTTTGTTTCGAAGGTAATCTCTTTCAAGTCACGCATCTTAGTATTGTTTAACAAGTCTGGGTAAGCACGTTGCCAGCCTAGCAACGGCTCTCCGCCTGTGATGACCAAGTGTTCATCGACCCAGTAATCCTGTGGAAGAATTTCCATAATGCGATCTGTGATAGCTTCGCTTGTAAGCATCGGCGACAAATCTTTAAAGTCTGGATGCCAACTAGCATAACTGTCACAGCCTGTGCTAACTAGGGGTAAGTCTTCATACTTCTGAAAAGACTCTATTATTGTATGTGTAGCCGCAATGTCAGTTGCTTCGTGACTAACTTCTCCACGCGGCATACCAAAGCCAGCACATTTGAAATTACAACCAAATGTGCGCAGAAACACACTCGGTACACCCATATATCTACCCTCTCCTTGTATAGAGTAGAAAAGTTCCGCTATCTTAATCTTTGACATCTGTATCCTTTATTATTTCTAAGTTTAACATATTATTCGATAAATGTAAATTCTTTTGGAGAGTTTTACAATTATCCCCGTGCCATCTATTATAGTTGGCTGTATTTGATAAAACTTTACCACAGTGTTTACAAGTTTTTTTTGGTTTGTCTAACATTCTTTGTCTTCGCATTTCTAACATTTCAGGAGATAATGTTTTACCTAATCTGCGTTCACTCATTGCTTTGCGTTCTTCTTCAGATTTTTTCTTTCCAAAATTAGGATTGTTTTCTCCTCTTGTCCACCACCTATCTACTTTCTTGTTACTTTCAGAAATCTTCCTTCTGTGTTCTTCGGATTTTGGGCGTTTTCCTACTTCTCTGGATGCTTCACGCTGTCTGTCTTTACCTTCCGGAGTATATACTTTGTTTTTAGCCGATGCTCTCATATGTTCAATCTGCTCCGGCGTGTAAATTTCTTTCCAACTTTTGCCTTTTCGAGCAGATGCCGCTTCTCTCATTTTTTCTGTATGGGCAGGATCTCGTTTTACACCTTTTGTTCTACCACTAGTATTTTTGCGTTGTTTTATCCCTTCAGGTGAATTAAAAAATGCTTGACGTTTAGCTATCATCATTTCTTTGTATTCTGGATCAGCCCAACGTTTAATGATCGCGGCACGTTGTCTTTCTTTTCCTTCAGGAGTTACTTTAGACGGTTTACCCCAATTAGGATTTTCTGGGCCGCGTTTAAACTCTTTTAACTTACTTTTCTCGCCAATCTTCTTTTTAGATTCTTCTGAGTGTTTTCGTCCTACCCAAGTGCCGCCTTCTTTGGCATACTTCTCTTTTAACATTTGAGAATAGTGTTTTCTAAATGTTTCATACATCCTACTGGAAATTGTATAGGTATGATTTACGCCGCGTTCCTTAGTAGTCATTTTGTTAATGAATGTATTAAACGCAAATGCCATTTTGCTACCGTATATACCTTCAAACTTCATTTTCCATAACAATGCGTGAGCAATGTAATGTTCGCGGGCAGTTAGTTGGACTACGTTTGATTTGATATTATCGCCGCCGAAACTACGAGGAATAATATGATGTGTTTCTTTATACCCTTGTATAGAACCTCGTAGTTGTGCTTTGTGTATGAGGGATTCATACCACTTACTATATTTGCTTTCTACAAATTTTACGGGCCAGTTTATCATCAATGTTAAGCAGAATTAGAACAGCATACCTATATAGTGTTCTTCACTCTGTAATTTTAATCTTACTCATAAGTTAATTTCACTTTCAAATATGTTTGACCATTTTTTTAATTTAGCAATTTTGTTATCTGCTGATACAAGCACTTCTTTTTTGTCTACTAGATTGTACACAATACAAAGATCAATCATGGCCTGTAAATCTCCTAACTCTTCTGCTAGATGTTGTCTATTAGTAAGTGGCTTACCAGGTTTGACATTATCTAAACCGAATCGACTAATCTTGCTGATAGCAACAATTACTTCTGCACATTCCTCTTGAGTAATGTCTAGAATTTCTTTTTCTTTATTATTCATATTACTATTATACATTCTTTTTTGATAAAGACCAAGAGCCGTCTTGATTATCTTTCCAAACTAACTCATCGCCTTCTTTCCAACCTGTTTCTTCGAGCATATCTTCAGGGAAGGGTAATATCAAGTCACCTGTTTCAGGATCGTCTTGTAGTTCAATTGTCCAATTTTTCAATGTTAACTCCTGATTTTTTAAGGAACTCAATTCCTGAATCATCTCTATAGTTTTCACTATAGTAGACACCATTTATGCCAGTCTGATATATAAGTTTGGCGCATTCAATACAAGGGGCATGAGTAATGAAAATATCAGCACCATTGCCGCTGTCATTCGACTTTGCTAATTTTGCAATAGCATTTGATTCAGCATGAAGTACCTCTGGCTTGGTTTTTAAAGCATATCTCCTAGCATATCCTATATCGGGATCAAAGTCTTCCTCTTCAAAAGGCCAACGTTCGTAGATCTCATCGGGGTCTAGCCAGCCGCCTGCATCTCGGCTCATATAATCTCGGTATTCACAATCGTTATCCCAACCTGCCGGCATACCATTATAGCCAATAGAGATAATACGATCATCTTTAACTACAATAGCACCTACGTGAAGTCTACGTGCTGAACTGAGTTCCGCGAATATCTTTGCGGTCTTCATATACGTTTGTTTGAACTTTTCCTTCATTTTCTTTTTTCCATTGTTGGTGTTTGAGTTCTCGACATTGTTTTTTTACTTCTAGAGGAATATCAGGATGCCATTCAGCCATACCGCAATCGTATACTCTATACTCGGGCATTGGTGTTAGACTGAGCACTAATACCCACATTAAAAATCCTATTGCAAATCCCACTAGATATTTTATCATAGTCTATCACTGAGTAGTATTGCACACATGAGTTTATCTTCTGCTGATTTAAAAAAGAATTTCATATAGTCTACAGAAACTTCTGTGGTGTATCTATGCCCCGGCAATCCAAAATGTTCTATTATCAAGGCACAACTTTCATTCCACCATTTGTTTTCCTGTGAGTTCCAGGTCAAATTAACGACGTTCATCGATTAATACTTTTCTAAATCTATGAATAAAACTTTCTTTTAAGCACGAGTATTCGAGATAGTCTTTAAGACGCATATAGTGTACCCAAATTTGATCCCCCAAATTAACTACATCAATTACTCGAAAATATTCTCGAGCACCCGCTTCCCATATTTCGCCAGTACTAATTTCTTGCATTTTTAGCCCTTTCAGATAGATATGTTTCATTATGAATCCACCTGTTATTTACTAAAAATCCCCATTCACGTTTCTGAGGACCGGGCATAAACAATGTCCATGCAGTTACGCTAGGATCAAGCTCAATACGATGATAGCTGTTAGCCCTACATATACGAAAATGGCCGGGTCCTCGCCATTTACATATCTCATTAAATTTACAACCCTGTTTGTCAAATTGAGGAGTCCATTCATAATATCCACCTTTAAGAATTAGTGTTGCATAGGGCCAAGGATGATCGTGTACGTCATCCGGATCTGATTTAAGAAATTTATGAATAAAAACATTAAACGGAAACCAATCTCTATCTTTTAGAAAAACGTAATACCTTTCAAGATATGGTTGATCGTTTACACGATCCATTATAATTCTTTTACGTTCTAATCTTTCTAAAAAATCAAGAAACCATTTCATTTGCATGTTCCTAAGAAATCATCTAATCTTTTTGCAGCCTCGTCGAAGTCTACAGCCCAAACTTTTGCTTCAATTTGGTTATCAATAATACTCATATCAAAAGGAACAACGCCATTAAACCTAAAGTTATCTGGGACCTCAGTAGTAACAGTAAACTCGTGCAGGTTCTTTGCCCTAAAAATAAGATTATTTGCCATATCTACTGAGTTCATAGTAATCCTTTAGTTATTACACAAAATCGTATGTTCGTTCAAAAATAGGACCGTCGCAGATATAAAGTTCACCGTCGATGCCCTTCATAAGATAGTCGCCGGGATTACCTTGTTTGTAATTACCTTCTAGAGTATTGACTCGAAATTCCTCATCAATCTTTTTAGCATGTACTACAATGGGTCGCTTTACACAAGCACCCATGTCTTCTACTTGTTCAAATGTATCAAATGTTTTCATACTAGTTCCTTAATAAAGTATTTTGATGCAGGATATTTTGCCTGCAACCACTCTAATAGGCCCTCTTCAACTGGCAAGCGAACGCTATCAAATTTGTTGGTAATATATTTCATTCTTTAACTCCTAGTGTATTTCTATATTGCCGGCCAATACAATTCGCTCGTCTTGGGACATGCACTCGGGCACCCCGTGATCTATCCACCCTGGGAATATGATCAGCATACCTTCTGTAGGAGTAATATTGTGATCAATTGATTTAAACTGCAAAGGGGTAGGTGGCTCATCCATCTTTAAATAATAACAAAAACTAAATGCCGAAGCAAAGTGATTATGCGGGTTAGCATAATCACCGGTGTGATAGATAGCACCCCATAACGAACTAATTGAATACGAATAGGGTGGCTGGCGACTGTAATCAATAGGTTTAAGTAACTGAGTGATACTGTCCACTACGCCAACCCGCAGAAGATCAAAGAATTGGTTGTAGGGCGCCGCTTGATGATCAATAGGCAAGAGCCATTCGGTCATGTCTGCTTTAATATTAGTTTTCCTGCCCTGCTTATCGCCCTGGATTCGTATTAGATCAATCAGAGCAGCGTTAACTGTGTCAGCGTTTTCTAATGTGTACGTGTTGATTAGACGTGTGGTGTCAAACATCAGCTTATCGTTCATTCTTCGCTCCATTTTATCGCTTGTTAGATTCTTGAAGACTCAGTGTATCAAAAAACTCTTTCTTAGTGCCAGCATCGTTGGTGAACGCACCTTTAAGTACTGTAGTAGTTGTTGAACTATCGTGGGCCATTATTCCCCTGTTCTCACAGCACCCGTGAGTCATTCTTAAATAAACACCTACGTTTTCTGAATCTGTTGCTTTTGAAATTTCACGAGCAATGTCGTTGCACAATTCTTCCTGTAGCGTACCACGACGAGAACACCACTGAGCAATACGAGTGTACTTGCTAAGGCCAATGAGCTTTTGAGCGGCAATAATCCCGATATAAGCAACGCCACTGACAGGTTGGTGATGATGACTGCACATACTGCGAAGCTCACTACGTACCACAAGCATTCCTTCGTATCGGTCCTGCGAATCGTTCGGGAATGCTGTAGCGTCTGGTGCTGGTTCATATCTTCCTTCCATTATTTCGTTAAAATACATTTTAGCAAGGCGTCGTGCTGTACCCTTGCTGTTAGGATCGTTTTCGCGATCAATAAGTAATCGATCAAGTACTAGTTCAAATGCTTCTGCGGCTTCGTCGATGAGTTGCTCTTTGTTATGATCGTTAACATATTCACTAATGTTATCGCCTGCCCAGAAGCGTTTGTTGTCGCGTCTCATCTTTGCGCGAAGGTAGTTTCCTAGATACTTTTCTTCCTGGTATCCGCCATCGCCTGCCATTGCGTCCAGGCCTGTTTCTTTATTTGTCAATTTATATTCTCCGAGTTAATGACGTGGATGTCTTTGTACTATAATATAGGTTTATTTAGGTTTTGTCAAGTAGTTTAAGAAAATATTTCATTTTATTGACAATGATGCTTCTCGAAAGCCAAGATTTCCTTTAACGAACACGTTAAATGCAATAGAAATTCTATCATCCTTGGAATTGTTTATTTCCACTGAATGCATTAGATTTGAAGGAAATATAATTATTTGATTTTCGATTGGAGCAATAGACCATGTATCACAATTAAAAATATTCCATTCTGCAAATCCTAATTGTAATGTAGGAGAAGAAATATTTAAATATTTTTGATATTTATGAAATGTAATCCGCCCGGTATCTTCTGCTGCCTTTATATATAACACTCCTGAAAACAACGAATTGCTATGAGTATGTTCTTTTGCAAACCCCTCCGGCAAAAATTTAACAGCCCACGAAGTTGTTATATAAAATTCTACTTCGGGTTTAAATTTTAAAAGATTATAAGCATAATCATCAAATGCGTTGAGAATTTTATTTCTAATTTCTAAACACCTAGGGTCATCTAATAATGTAACACTTTCAGTAATAAACCCGTTGTTATCAGACATCGGGTAAAACTCTAAATCTAAAATGTAGTTAACACTTTTAGATGATAGTGGGGCTATATCAGATGTGTAAAGAGGAACACCAAATAAAGAGGAAGCTGAAGGCATAGGTTATACTCTATAGTTATGTTAACATCTTTAATAGTTTATTACAACTAAAGAATTGTTTTGTTAATGTATCTACTTGTTTATTTAGGCTAGGTAAGAATTTTTCATAATTATTCATATACTGAATAATCTTAGCACACACTTCTGGCCTATGTGCCTCGTATGCACCATAGCTTTCAGTCCATTCGCTAGGATACTTAAATGCATCAAAAGCCATTTCACTGTAACTTAGTCTATCTGGCACCATAGGAATAGCATTGACAATAGCACCTTCATACCAACTGATGCCTAGAGTTTCTTGTAAGTTAGCACTGAACACTAGTTTAGCTTCACCTAACAAATTATGATATTCATTTTTAGTTAGTTGCTGATCTTGACAAACAACAAATTCATATTGCGGCAAGTGTTCTTTTAAGTCACGGAAGATTTCTACCTGCTTCTCAGGAGCAACACGATGAGGAAACAAGATAAGATCACGCTTGGGCATGTTTTTGTACATTGCCAGGGTGTCCTGCATATATTCCATGGGCCATCCTGTGCGAACAAACTTAGGATACTCTCCGCTTAGGATTTCTTCAAGTTCCTCCTCGTACCAAGGATTTTCTACACTATGTCCATTATTTAATAGTTCCCTATGAAACATTTCTATATGAAAGTCAGTGGCAAAGTAATTGTGATCAAAGGCAGAAAAGAATGATTTTTCTGCATTACGCACCCACGGCTTATTGCCAACGAGACGTCCGAGAAAGTCTTGAGGATCATAACTACCAGCATGCCATAGGCCGTGTGTGATTACTGGAATGCCCAGTAGCTCACTCATATACTTTAAGTTTATAATGCCTGGATGCCAAGCGTCAGTAAAAATAAAGTGGTCGCCGGGACAAACGGATCCGCTGCAAAATAACCGACCCATCTGTTCAACCTGACTAGCCTTGTAGATATTAGTGCCGCCAAAATTAAGAAAGGCGCCAGGAGTAGTGGCACTAGGAATGTCCGTAGGACCAGAGATAACTTGAACATTGTGTCCTGCTTTTTGTAAGAGAGTAGGTACATGAGTCTTCCATTGACCTGTGTACCTTGTCTCAACTGACTCTAAATCAACGAGAAAAATTGTCATTGCGCTGACGATAGTTGTTGTTGCCACTGCGATTGTATTCACCTCGTGGCTTACGTGGTCGTGTGCTGTAGTAGTAGTTGTTCCATACTTGGCTATCTCTATTGTAGAGATTAGCCTCATTAAAGTCACACAGTTCGAATCGACAAAAATCGTGAAACTTTTCTAGATCATCAAAGATTTTAACAATCTCAGGTTTAGCTTCCCAATAGTTAACATCGCGATAGTTCTTAGCCATTATAGCTTTCCTTAATATTTAATAAATGAACCATTTTCTCCGTCTTCGGAGACCTCAATCCAAACCTCACGGTTGGGATACTTTGCAGAGATAGCGTCAAACAAATCGCCTGACATCATCTCACAACTCTTAAAGTCTAAACTTAGTGTAGCATCTTTATAAAGATTTAGCAACCATCGTTTGAACTGAATAAACTCAATATCACGATCATCGTGGGTAACACCAATCCACACTTTAAAGTGAAAGATGTGACGATGTGGATAGCCTAGAAAACTCACATCATACTCGTCACCTGTTGCTAGGTTAGGATCTGTAAGTGCGGCTGGATATTTGTGCATACCTTCTTTCTGGAAGGTAACCCAAATCATTTTATTAGGACGAATGTCTTGTCGAATAATCATTCTGTTAAAGCCTTTGAAACAGAGTTAATATCATTTTGATCCATAAAGAATTCATAGATAGATTCGCTATCAATCTTACCTTCTTTGTCTTTAGTTGCCTGAATAAAATTCACAGCAAACAATCCTTTGGGACTTTGACATTCCCATTTTTTAACACGCAGTTGAAAACCTGCTGTGTCTTTAAGGATAACTTCTTTCATCTTAAACTCTCCATAGTGATAATTTTTGCTAGTTCTTCACCGAGATCTTTGTCGTCTGTGACCACGTGTAAGCTGTGTCTATGATCATCCTTTTGACGATCATATTTGGTAGTTTCAATAATAGTTCCACCGGCTGCACCGTATATGTTTAATCGAAATCCCTGTGACTGAATATTTGGGCCGTCACTATCGACGCTGATAGCATTACCATACTCGAGTTCGTCAGTGTCGTCCATTAACCATTTACGAAGTTTTTGTTTAAATGTTAATTTCATAGGTTTTTCTTCTGTATACGGGTTTGATCTAATTCTTTGTTTAAGAACTGCTGAGGATTTATTCAACGCACGTTGTAATCGATGGATAGACTTTGCAGTTGAGGCATATTGCCCAATATTACTCATTTTATAATCTCATCTTTGCCATATTGATCCCAACTAGTAAACTTATCTCTACCAAGTAGGTCGTGGAGGTTATGACACCACACTCCGGGATTAGTTGCTTTAAAATCTTTATCGTCTATCTTTATTGTAGCATTATATCCCAGCTGTTGTAAATAGGGCAGTTTAACCGAAATCTGCGGAATAAACTGACGCTTCTCTACAAGACCGCTTTCCAATAAGCCTTCAACTTGTGCTAGATCTAGATCCAGCGTACACCAAAAATCTTCGTCGGCATCTAGACAAACATAGATCATATCTTCCCATAGACGCCATTGTTCTGCATTGTTGATTTCTAATTTAGGAAAACTTTGATTAGCACCAAAGTAGATATGAGTACATTTATGGTCACGAGCAAGTTCCATAATTACATAGGCATCGTGTACACCTGTTACAAACAGAGTTTTCATTCCATATGCAGGGGTCTTTTCGATCTCAATGCCTGTAAAAAATGTAATGCTATCTGCAACACCCGATTCGTAATTTCTTTTCATACTGTTTGTTTTCTTTGTTGACGCTCTGCTTCGTGATGATCACACAGAGTTTTAATCCACCCACCATCTCTTCTTTTACCCGGCGAGCCACATTCTTCACAACTAGCATCTGCCCACGCTTCTGCCATACGAACCATTCCATTAATATATTCGTCGCCGCCATCATAGTAGAAACGTAGTCCGCCAAACTTCTCTTTAATCTGTGCCACTGTTACCTGTGGCACTACTTCTAACTGTTTGTTTTTCCAATCAATGTGATGCTGAATATTAGAGCACAGTTTTTCTAGAATAGGCCACCAACCTTCACCGCAGGCAAATCCGCCATACTTGCCGCTAAACATCTTTGGAAAACGTTCTTCCATCTGTTTAGCAAATGCATTGTATTTTTCAAATTCGTCACTCATTACCAGTTACTCACGTCAGTATTGTCAACTTTAACTTCCTTGCCCAATAGTTCAAATTGAACTGTTGTGGTAGGCCCAATGCCGCTAGAGTGTTCCTCAACAATTTCAAATTGAGGAATCTCCGGAAAACGATTAGCAATATCTGCCAATGTTTTAATCTGTGTCTGTGTTAGTATATATTTTTTCATCGTTCGTCATCAAAATCGACAGTTTCGTGATCGTGTTCCCATTGCTTACGTCTTAGTATAGCAAGTTCATCTCTTAAAAGCAACCTCTGTTTCTTCAATTCTTGCATTTTCATATCTTCAAACAGTCCATTCTTTTCTAGTGTATCGATTTTTTGGTCCAATACTCTATGAGATTCCTCTAAATGTTTAATTCTGTTTTCGTACATAGTTACTCCTTATTCCGCTACAAGTTTATCCAATTCACCATCTTCACGATCGTCGTTCCAGGAATCTTTATCTTCACTACCTTCTTCATAGAACAGGTCGTTTGAAATATTTGTAACACCACCACGTAGGCGTGAGCCTTCCAAATTCTGCATAAAGCCTCTGGTTTCTGCATCAGCAATCATAGCAAATGCAGATTCTTTGTCTGGACAATTAAACAGTTCTTCAACAAAGCGATCAAAATACAAGATATTACGAGGAACCCAATCGCTATACTCATCGCTCATATCACGATCTTTGTTCTTCTTCCACATTCTCCAATCTGGACGAATCTTAGCTTGTTCAATATCTGCCAAATTGTTAGCACGTTGTACAGCTACAATGTGTTGATAGACATTATGTCCCATCATTAGTGCATAACCAAAACTGTCCCAAGATGTTTTGCCTTCTTTGCCGATCTTGTTTAACATTCCCGGCTTGTAATGACAAACGTCTGCTACATTAAGTCTACGGCCGATCTCGCTTTCGAACGGAAACGGAATGTCTGGACGTGATGCAAGTGCTTTATTATCCGGAGCCTTGTCCATAATAACACTCCAACGCTTGGCTGTGTGCTGACTATTGGTATAAACCAGTCCGTGTGCAGTTGCAATGAATGGCGAAGCACAGTCAAAGCTGATTGTAAAGTTAGGATTAACGTGTTTACGGATCTGACGTTGAATACTAGTTAGGTAGCATGACCAATCTAACTGTGCAGTACCCAAGAAGTGCATCCAATCCTTGCCTTCTAACATACCGTCAAAGCGCATAGTGATCAATCGACGCAGAGTAATATGCATCTTGCACATATTAGCACCACCCATCGCCCAACCCTCAGCGGCTTTATCGCCCCAAACTTTCTTATCACTGAATTCTTTAACGCCTTCGTACCACGCTTCCGCAGTATCCCAGTTACTACCCTGTAGAACATTCAAGAACTTGGTAGCACCTAAACGATTTTCTAAGAAGTACTTGTTATTGTGGCGAGTCTTTTCTAGACAGTCTTCAAACGATTTTAATCCAGTCTTCGGACTGTGAATATGATCACAAGCCCAAGTAGGAACGTCAAGCATCATTGACCAATCAGCAGTTAGTTCAAGCCAGTTAAGGATATCGTCTCGAGTTTTATTAGCTGCTTTACCTTCGAAGTCTAACCAATCAAACTTAAGAATGCCTTTACCAATCTGGTAACCACCAGAGTCTCCTAAGATCATTGTCTTACTACGATCACGTTGTTGAATCATTGAATCGTGATCCATTGTTTTAGTAAGATCTAACTGTGCATGACCTGCTGAATACAAACCATACTTGTAATAAAAGTAGCCTTGTTCGGGATTTAAAAAATTCATACCTTCAATACCACGATCGAATCCTGCTGGAATACGATCTTTAGGTACAAACTCTTCCTTACGTTGTTTTGCAATGTAAGTGCTGTAAAAACTACTAATCGCAGGCAAATAGACTGCGTAGTCTTTCTGTAGGGGTGTTAAATCAACTGGTTGTTTCATGTTCTCTCGATAAAATTGCTGTAAGTTCTAATCTTGTTTTTGCCTGTTCTAACTGTTCTAATGCTATACGAACAGCTTCGTTAGTTGTTGCTAACTTGTACCACGCATTTTCTTCATCTCGCTTCTTACGTGCCCATTGAACTATGTCTAGTACATCTTGATCTAGGCCTACAGTTGCATAACTGGTAGATAGCATTTGCCAATTGCTACCGTTAAACACTTCTATGTCTGTGTTGTGTATGCGTAGCATACCAGTCATTGGATTGCTAGAGTTTGGGCCAACATACGGTAAGGAAGTATTACCTGCACTAACTGTTACACCCGATATGCCTTGTAGACCTTTGATCATATTTAGGCAGCTTGAGCTGGAATAATATATTTGTAAGTAGCAAGTCCACTATCTAGTGTAATCTGAATAGCACCTTCATTTGACAACGACATCTTGGTGTTGTTGACATCTGCAATTTTAAGAATACTCAAGATCGGCAACACCGGCCAAGTCCAACCGCGATCAAGTTTACCAGTTACACCCATTGCAAAAATAAATTCGCCACCGTGTGTACTAGCATCACCGAATATGAATTTTAATTTATCACCATCAGTCTTTGCCAAGAATGTTGGATGTTCGTTGTTAGCACCTGCCTGAAAGTTAAAACGTTGCACAGCACTAACTGTTGGCTCAATCTCTACGTCCCACTTAACGCCACGGAACTTGACAGTTTTCATCTTTTCGTTGATGATTTCTGTATTCATGAAACGATAGTCGTTCTTGAAGTCACCGTCTTTGTTTTCAAAGTGTAAGCCTGTCGGAATCGTTTCGCCATTGCGATCTGCAGTAGTAATACTAATCTTGGCATTTTCTTTGTACTCAGCACCGTCTAACAAATATTTCAATTTGTTTAGTTGCGGCATACCAAACACACCTATCATATCTGGATATGGTGCATTGGTTTCAGCCTCCATAATCACTGAACGGTCTTCAGCCATTGAATTGATCAAAGTTTTATTTTGATCACCGGTGACTTTAACTGTGGTCAAGAAGCCTAGGTTCTGTGTGTGTGACACGATGTCTTGTAGTATATCTTTCATTTAGAATTCTCCTGTATATTAAGATTATATTTAGATCTAGAGTAAAAAGCAACCGCAATTTACTCAAAGTCAAAAAGTTTTGCGAATGTGTTGTCACTGCGAGTTGAACTGATGTCCCATTCCAAGACTCCAATCAAATTTTCTAATTTTTCATCGATGACTGCATTTTCCATTTCAGCATCGTTAAAAGGCAAGTCTTTGAACCATTGAGGCAATCTCAGTTCATCCACCGGGTAGGCAACTGATGTATAGCCCATAGGATTATCTTTGACCTTACAGACAATAACTTTTGCACCGTCTGTAATAGCTACTGAGTATTTGTCATCCATCATACGCTTCAAAGTGTTCCAGTTAAGACTTGCACGAACGTGTCCGGGCATATTAGCCTTGCCAGCTTTCTTTTCTTTGTCTCGATATTCACTAATGTTGTTAGCACGTTTTGGGCTACCCTTCTCCCAACCTGGTCTAGTTTTAAACTCAGTACGGAAGTTAGTGATGTATTCTAATACTTCTTCTTTTCCTGCACCGTTGAGAACTCTGGTAAGCACTTCGCTGAGAAAATCTTGAATTACCACGGGAGTATCGGATCTTTTTAAATCAAGTCCCATTGCTTTGATTTTGCCAGGAGTACCCCCAATGTCTGCTCGCTTGCCTTCTTTGTCATAGTAAAGGACTGCATATCGCTTCTTGGTGATGAATAGTCCTTTGGAAGCAACAATCTCGCGACCTGCTTTGATGACCTCTCCTCGAGACTTTGGGCAGTGAAATGCATCTTGCATAAACTTTGGGAAGGTTCCATTAACAGTTTCTCCTATTGTATCGTAAAGTTCAACAACTGATTCCTTGCTCCAAGGAATAGCCCCTTTCTCAATGTCCTTCTTTAACGTAGCATACGCTGAGAAGTAACAAGAGTCTGTGTCACCGTAGATGATCGCTTTGCCAATATGATCATTATCTCCGGTTATAATTTCGTTTACTTTACCTGCCATGTGACGAGCAATAGCACGACCTGTAAGTGTAGTCGATTGTCCAATACGATTGTCAAAGAATCTACAACCAGGATTAAGAATAGCACCATACAGGCTGTTCAAATTAATCTTCTTAACCAACTGTCGCTTGTCCCAGTATTCTTCTTCAATTTTATTACCGGCTGCAATACAATCCTTTAGTTTGGCCTGCATTTCTTTACGTTCAGCATACCAACGTTTTAACAAGCCGGGAATGATACCTTCTTTCTCATAGGTAAAGATTGTGCCGTTAGCACTAAGCATCCAAGGCTGATTGCTTTCAAAGATTAGATCGTAGGCTTGAGCAGCACTTAGCGTATCAACACCGCCGTCTTCCCAGTCGATAGTAATTTCACGCCCGACATTTCTTTCTAGTACGGCTGCGTATTCTAGTGATCCAAACACACCTTCCCATGCTGATGCAAATGATTTACCTTTGGCAATTTCAGCAGCAATATAATCTTTAGTGCCGTCTTGACGCAACTGACCAACAATAGTTTCCGGACCCATGTTCAACGCTCTAATAGCTGACGGATACAGCGAGTTAATATCTAACGAACCAATCCATTCGTGAATGCCTTTCTTGGGATAGGCCACATAAGCACCAGCGGCTTGATTACTAAAGCCTTCTTCACGACTTATTCTATTAGGAACAATCATTCCACGCTTGTGAGCTTCGTTGATAATGGCCTGCTCAGTTACAGCTACAGCACCCATTGTGGTCTGTAGTAGCACAGTACATTCGTGTGCCAGTGTGTTAGCAAGAGCCAGAAACTTTAATTTCTTATCTAACTTTTCTAACAACATACAGTCTTGTCTATTGTATTCAATAAATCTACGGAAGTCATTGTTATACAGTTGATCCAACGTGCCTTCGTAGACAGTTTTGTTCTCACCGATCTCTGCTTCACCGATAGCATCTAGTCTATAGGTATGACGTTCTTCATATGTGTACTTGCGATACAGTTCAAGACTGTCTAGGTGTACACGACCAATAAGATCGTATGTGACAGCGGCCTTACCGTATTTTTCGTACTCACGCTTCTTGGGAAACTGATTCCACAAACAAAAACGTCTTGTATCTTCTTTACTTAGAACTTTGGCCACACGATTAACTGTGTAAGGAATATCAAAGCCTTCTGAGTTCCAACCACTTAGTACATCTGCATCTTGTATTAGATCCAAGAACATGTCTAACATATCTGCTTCGTTATCAAACAAATACGTGTTAG